GTAGTTTTTTAAGGAGCTAAAGGCTGCGTCAGTGAAGCCTTTATAATTTCCCGGCTTATGGAGTGGATGAGATCTTGGGATATACTTACCATCTACTCTCATTACTTTATTAAATCTTTTTCTTAAAGTCTCTGCTCTTTCTCTTGTGTGATTACCGCTTGATATACTGGTTCCGCTTTCAGGATAGTAATACCACCACTCTCCATCAACAAACTTATATCTTTCAGGATGTTTTACATACTTACCCATTGGGTTTTCAGGAATGTTAGTGGGTTTCTGACCAGTTGCTTCCGACATTATATTCTCCATCTAAAGGACAATTAAGATTCAATTCTACACCAGCTTGTATAATTGATTCAACACCTAAGTTACCTACAGAATCGGCTATGGTTTCTTCTGCCTCAATCTGCCATTCATCATGGACATTGGCAACAAAGTGAGCATCAAGGTGTGCTATCTTTTCATTAAAGATTATCAGGGCTTTCTTCATAACAATAGCGCCAGCGCTTTGTAACAGGCTATTTAGCGCAGCGTGTTTTGATCGTATGAATACTTTGCGCCCATCAATACCTTTTAAGTAACCTTTTGCTGCCGCTCTTTCAACTCTTGTTGTAAGTGTTCTGAATGATGGTAGATTATCGAAGAAAGATTTTCTAAGCTGTGAACCAAGCTTCGCACCTCCCCCAGCCACACTTCCAAGTTTTTCATTTCCTGCACCGTACAAGAGGGCATAGATGAAAGTTTTAGCCTGATTTCTTGATTCAAGTCCAGCAGATCTTTGGTTAGCTGTGTGGACATCTCCGTTAACAATTTCATTAGTATAATCCTCGTCGTTAAGATAGTGTGCAAGCATCCTTAGCTCAAGCCCACTGGCATCAATACCTACAAGTTTGTAGCCTCTAGGCACAGTCCAGCAAGCCCGACAGTCTTTACCATATGGTGAATTACTACTGGGTACTTGCGCTAAGTTGGGGCTGTTGTGCGTCATACGTCCTGTAATAGTACCATTACTGTTTACAAAACCATGTACCCTTGAGTTCTCTGCAGCCTTCAGCCAAGACTCAATCTGTGCTATGCGCTTCTGATACATTAGATAATCACAGATAAGTGCTGCCTCTGGTATATCCACTTTAGATAATATCTTTTCATCTACCTGCGGTTGCCCAGTAGGTGTGAATACTTTTGGCTCCCAGCCGAACTCCATCAAGTATTCTCCTATCTGCTTTCGAGATCCAAGATTAAAGTCTGTTAATTCAACTCTAGGAATCTTTACGTTCTTTCCGTTTGCATTAACAGCCTCTTCCATCTGAGAGAACTCAATAGGGCCAAGCCTTGTATTTTTACCAAAGTTATCTATAGCTGTCTTCATAAGACTACCTGTCTTAGAGAACTGAGGGTACAAATATCTAGTCTGCTTTTTAGGCTCGAACCTCTGATGTACCTTTACAACTACATCATCAATCTTACCACTTATTTCTGAAAGAAGTTCTTCTGCTTTTGGTATGTCTAGCATAAAACCTTTGTCTCGTTGACGACAAATAATTTTATAAGTCTCCATCTCTATCTTGACTGCTTCAGGTGTAAAGCCCTTACTAAGTTTCTTTAGCTCTTGGAACACTCTGAAGTTAAGACGAACATCTTGAACGCAGTAGTCTAACATGTCTTGAGAGAATGTCTGATACTCGTCAAACTCAATCTTAGGAACTCCCAAGGCATAACCCCAAGACTCTAGGCCGTGCCCTCCCTCACGCACTGGGTTGAATAGCCTAGAAAGCACAAGAGTATCTACAAGATTCTTGCCACTCAACTTGGCTCCTGTGAGCTTCTCAAGAACAGGTACGTCAAAGCCAATAATGTTATGGCCTATCAGCTTATCTGCACCCTCAAGATGCTCTACGCCCTCATCAAGGTTTTCATATGTAAATGTTTTTTCTTCTCCTGTATCTACATCAAGTGTACATATACACCAAACTTTAGTTGCTTTTACGTCATCTGTCTCAATGTCAAAGACTAGTTGTTTCAAAGCTCTACTTCCTCTTTCTCTTCTACAAATATCTCATTAAGTCTACCAGTATCCTTGTCGTATAACAAGTGTCCTGCAAGACCAACCTCTCCGGTGTATCTAGATTTCAAGATGCGCATACGAGTTGTCGAAGCTTCAATAGGATCATCTGATTGCTGATTACGCTCTAGTGCAATCACACAGTCTGATATTTGACCAATACCATTGGAGCCTCTAAGGTGCGACAAAGATACCTCAACGCCATTCTCGTGGCCTTTGTTACCATCAACTCGCCGCAAGTGGGACACAAGCATCATGCCTACACCAGTTTCCTCGACCAAGGATCTCAGTCTAGTCATGATGTTATCAATGGCTCTCCGCTCGTCGCCTTCGCCCATAGCGGATGTCATCATACCCAAGTGATCTATTACAACCCACTTACAATCCAGACCGATAATCATGTAGCGTAGTTTAGAAAACAATTCTTCTACATCTTGAACCCCAAGGTGAGAGTGGACAATTAAACGATGAGCATTTTCTTTGTCGTGTAGTTTATCAAAGTATCTTGATAGTTCTCCAGCAGGTAGCTCATCCCTTATTTGTTTAATGTATAAGCGCTTGTTAGCTTCAATAGATAACAAACCGTACACTGTACGCTTCCAGTTTTCTTCGAGTGCGAGTATACCTACGTTATGCTTCGTAGTCTTGAGTAACCAGTGTTCTAGTTCTCTAGTAACACTTGACTTACCCAGACCTGAACCACCCGTCCAAGTAACTAACTCGCCTTGTCGCATACCAAATAGCTTTTCATTCAACCCCTCCCAAGGATATGGTATAGATTCCTTCTCATCATTCTTGAAGAATTCTTCCTTCATATCTGTAATGTCAAGGACTCCTGCGGGTGTGTAGGTCTTAGCTGCCCACCAAGCCGCCATGAATCCCGCACCACGATTGTTTTTCAACATATCGTTGGGGTCTTTGAACTCATCAGGTAGTTGAACTATTTTACTTTTGCCGGGGCGAAATAATCTTGCAACCTTCTGCGCTGCTTCTTTGCCAACCTTGTCGTTATCAAAACAAATAACGATCTGATCAAATGATTCCAAAAACTCTAGGTTTTCTTTGACATCTTTTACACTGCCGCCAGCGCCGTTCTTGACTGAAACCACGGGCCATTTAGAACCCATCATTTCGTAAGCAGCCATAGCATCACACTCACCCTCTGTAAGAGTAATGAACTTACCTCCTGTTTGTGCTAGTTGTTGTCCGAAAAGCATTGTGCCTTTTGGAGAACCTCTCCATGAAAAGTCTTTAGTCTTACAGTTCCTTATCTTAGCGCCCACCATTTCATTAGCAATGTAATAGGGGTATGAGTGAGAGATTATTGTGCCATCAGGGCTGCTTGTAGATTTAACTCCAAATTTCTTAGCAGTATCCAGCGAGATACTACGGTCTGTTAGGGCTGAAAATGAACCTTCGTTGTCGTTCATAGAATTGTTCTTGTAAGTTTTAAAATCTTGCACGTTTTCCTCTGGGTTAGCGTAGTCGGGTATGCGTTTATAGCAACTGAAGCAGTAAGCAGAACCGTCTGCATTAATGCTAGCAGCATCACTACTGTCACATAAAGGACAAGGTTGATGAAACTTTACAAATGCCATTAATTATCTCCACATAAAAAGAAGGGGCCGAAGCCCCTTTAACTTAGTCAAGACCAGAGAGTTCTAGTTCTACTTGATCATCAGGTTCATCAACCATACCATCAAACTCTCCTTCAAGTTCCTCAGAGAACTTTACTTCAGCGCCTTGAAGGATAGCTAGTCTGGCCTGTAGACCACCAGCTTCTTCACGCACCATCTGTACAAGACCTACAAGTTGTTGGGCACGATCAGATAAATCTGACACATTGTACTCAACGTCTTTATAGGTCACTGTATTTTTAGCTTCACTCATAGTTCTGAAATCTCCTCTTCATCATCTTCAATGTCGAACTCGTCGCCATCTACAGAGTAACTTACTAACTCAAGTACCTGCATAGCCTGAAAGTCTAGTCCACGATACACAGTACCACTTCGACTAATCTCCCAAGGCTTGTACTGTACCTTGACTTTAGACCCGTTACCTACCTTACAATCCATTGGACGCTTCTGTGAGTCCAATAGTTTTGGGGCTGAACGAATCATACCGTTGGGGCCGTTAACCTTTCGCTTGATGACGACAGTTGGGCCTTCTTCTTTATCGACAACCTTGATGCCTTGAGCGCGAAGCTCATCAGCTTTTTCCTCAGAGACTACTAGGTTGACAGTATAGACTGGCTCAAAAGTCGTATTAGGTGAGGTTACGCTAGCCCAATACGCGATTCCTTCAATTACCATATATAATTACTCCTATGTTTTTGGTTTGCGAACAATACACGATCCACATTAGCTTGTCAAGCATAATGTTTTTCCCACTCACGCGATCTTTTTTTAGTGTGCCTGCCTGCGTGACATCTGGCGGCGTACCAGTATAAACTGTTTAGCTCCTCCTTCAAGCGTCTAATACCTACGGTTATCTTACCACGCCCAAATTTTGGGGTGACAGTTCCTCTTTTATTACCAATCTTCACACGGCACATACGCCAGCCATCAAGATAGTACCATGTATCAAACTCATCGCTGCGTTTTGGGTTCAATAGAACGCTTTTTAATTCTAAAATTTCTTCTACCATTCGCCCAGCCTATCAATAAATTCAGGGAAAAGTTTGCAAAGGTCATCATCAGTAACCTTCCAACTACCTACCTCGTGACAACGATCCTCCACAAAAGAAATAAATCTGTGTTTAGTTCTTTCTGAGGGTGTTGGTGCGCCCAGTCTCATGGCAAATAACTGACACCACCAGTCATCAATCATACCACAGAACTCAGCCCTAGTATCAGTAGCACTCATTTCTTATTTCCTCCTGTATGTCTAAGTAAACTCTCACAAAACCAACGGCAAAGTCACCATACTTTAACGATAATCCTATCGCTTCATGCTGCATATCGTCAGTCATTTCTTCAAAGCCACAGTATATAGTGGAATGATAGAGTATGTGATTACACATGTCAATTACGTTTTGCATTAAAGATCCCTTTCAATAAATTTGGTTCCCCAGAAAGTAATATCATTATGCAAATCCTTTAAAGTATTGTAAGCATCTTTAGTGCGTTCATACTGAGGACTAACATGCTTGTGAGGTTCAGCAAGACGAAGGACATTATCATAGTGCTTCATGCGATCAGTTAGTATTTCTTTCATTTGAGTATTAACAAGATCACGTAAGCTATTTTCAAATGCTAAAGCAGTACCAGAATTTAAAATGAGGGCCTTGCGGCTTTCAGAATAAACTATAAAATGATCCACAAATAAACGTATATTATCCAACGGTCACAACCTCCAACTCAGTTTCGATCCAAACTTTAGCGCCACAAGGCAGCGGGTTGTCAGGACAATAGTAGACACTAACTAATGGCTTACCTTCAGAGTCTACAACAGCGGCATGGTTAGACTTTCTATTCTGTTTGTAGTCCTTAACAGTAATCACTGGCAACTCAGCACCCTTGGCGTTAGCCTTGATGTTGTGTTGATTAACATGGATTCTAGTTTTCATAAGTACCTCTTTTAAAACTATTTCTTTCAACCATTCTTCCATTACCGGGAGTTATATTAAGTGAGCAGTTTTTCACCATGCTCAGGGTGTCAGGAGAGCCTATGCTGCTAGTGGAAAGTTAGCAATAACTTGTTGAACTTTATCGGATCTCTTAACCTGTGCCACAGGTATATCAATTTTATTTTTACGGCTACCGACATGGTGGCTTGACCAATCAGTCAGAGTATTATACACGGCCCAGTAGTTGTTACCCATTGCTGGCATGTAACGCTCATTGTATTGAGTCCAAGCATACATAAGGGATGTGTTACTGTATGCTTTTGGCATACTCATAATTGATCCCGTAGTCTCGCCCTCTTTTAGTTTACCAAGTGCAAACTTAGAACCCGTTGCCTCTGCAATATATTGAAATGCTTCTTGACGACTAACTGTGTGGTTAGCCCACTTTGCCCACAGCTCATTCTGAGTATCTAGTATGCCCATGATCTTGTTCATCTGGCTTGCGCCGTGGTCTACGTTTAGCTTGTTAGTGTGTCGAGCCTTGTAAATTCCAGCAGTCGAGCCAAGAAAAACCTGATGATTAGTACAAGCATTCTGTAATGCACCAACTGTCGCCTGATAGGGCCACACTGAATTGAACGAATTAATATGTAACATTTCAAGAATCGCAGTGTCACCATCGGGAGTTGTAATCTCGTGATTAGGTAATTGGTGCCGAATAAAACAAACTGAGCCGTTATCTCCGACTTGAATGGTTTCCTTAATATCTACTAAATCTAGATTGCTACGCTCCAATACATTACGGGCGGTATCAATCATTTGAGTGTGTGATACTGGCTTGTATCGCTCACCGTGGATCGCCAAAGCATCGCCGGTATCTTCGCGGTAATAAACATTCTTGCCTTCAAGTTTAAGTACGCCGCCATCTTGATCCCTATACAATACTGGCGTAGAGGTAACTTGGAAGTCTGCCTCGCCATAACCAGAATTACGAAGGTTATCAATTAAACGTCTGTTTGAAAATAAAGAAGTAACTGTGTTCATGTGAACTCCTGATAATTAAATTACTTTGTCGTGATGACAGGGCCACTTTAGCGCAGCCCCAAAATCATGTCAAGCCAGTAACGCAAGCGTAGAAGGATTCCCAAAGAAACTTGGCTGGCCCATCTCAGCGAGTCTTTGTTTTATATTAGAACCCTTTCGAGTTAAAGTGCCTATACTAGAAGGCTTGTCGAGAAATCGCAGATCGGTAGTGTCAAAGTCTTGTAACTCTTTAGTTACATTGTTGATCACAGCTTCCGTTGGTCTAGCAAACTCGCCCTTGCAACCTTTAGTATTCAATGGAATTGCTACATTGTATTTTCTTTTTACTGCCTCCTTAGTCTGTTGAATTGTCTTGTCGCTCTTGAAAGACGCTGAGAATGTTAAGTGATAATTGGGTAGAGTATTACGCTCTAACCTTTTGAAAACCTTAGTGTAATCATAAAACTGCACGTTAGGTAAACTAGCAATCAGATCAGACCAGTCAAGATCACTGGTGCCGTTGAGACGGATACAATAGTTATCCTTTTCGTTTTTAATTATTTCGTGTCGTAACCTTTCCTTGAACCCATCAGGATCAAGTACATACTGTATTGATCGTCTAGTCATAGCACGTTGAGATTGTGACATGGCTAAACGACCAGAAGTTTTACCTAAACAATCATCCTTGCAGCCAGCTTGATCAGCAAACGCACAAAAAGTTTTAACAGAAACTGCATTTGAGGGTTGCAAATACAAGATTCCTGTGGTATAATCATACTTTTTAAGACCTTTTAAGATCTTTATAGAGCTATTAAACCCCATAAGAGGTTGTTTAGTAGACATATAATATGTCTTATTAGATCTTAAAAGCTCTAAAGACTCTGATGTTATTAAGTTACTCATATAAATCCACCTTCAAAATTAACTGGCCTTCATCAAACACATCACATTGTTCGGCATTTACAAAGTAAGGATACCTAACAACAGGATAAAACTCTCTGTTAAATTCAATTGAGACATCCCTTGACAGTTCATCTGCATTAAGGCTGTCAAGATACATTTTTAATTGTTTGTAAGTCACTATCAACTCCTAGTTAAATTACTTTTCGACTATCCACCCCTAG